TCGGGTAAAATAGTTTGAGAAAGTTGTTGCGTTTCATCAGATCATCGCGCATCTTAGTGCTTCGTCGTAGATCTAGACAGGTTTTCCTAGATTACTGTGGCCTCCGCACAGCATTGCTAGCTAAGACCATCGAAACTACCTTGGCGGCTCTTTGAGCAGGCAACGACTGATTGGGGAGAACAAACCCCTTGAGGCGCATCGCTACAGGCGGCGTCCGATCTGAGTAGGGGTGAGGCCATTTATGAATACGACAAAACCATGAATCTCCGCCCTACTGATTCCGCAAAAACGTCGCGTGGCTGAAAAGGGCTGGTCACGGAGGTGGGTATCGAGCAGTAAGAGTTTAGGACGGGATGGCAACACAAAAACATCCCTAGAGTTCTCTGGAATCAATCGCTACAGAGCGATGCTCGCAGAGGAAATTCTGGTTCTTGCACCGAGAATTTCCGACTTGGAAAACGACCTAATTCGATAGCGACGGTAGTAGTCTAAGATACCCAATCCTGCCACTCCACCACACGGTGGGAGGGCAGGGTGGGTCTCCTTGCTTCACTCCTATTCTCCCGCTCTGGTAGTTGTCCTAGCTTAAGTCGCTGAGCATAAGCGATTAACCTCCGCAACTCTAAAGTGTGGTAGAACGACAAGCTTAAGCAGGGAAGCGCTAGCGTTAAACATTGCAAGCCCATATTCAGACTGGCAAATCCCAGAGTTAAAAAGATTGCAGAATGTCTGGTATCGCCTAGAGTGTGAGCATGACAGAACAGCAGATTTGGTTGGCGACATTGGCAAAGGGAATGATTCCCGAGAAGTTTGGCGGATCGATGGTCGAATACTTCGATGGCAAGCTTCGACTGCCTCACTCGACGCGCTACCCGATGTACATCGCCGAGGAGTCGCCGTGGTTGATTGAGCCAATGCGAGCCATTGGTGAGCCGGGGATCAAGCGTGTGGACGTCCGTGGCCCTGCTGGCGCGGCAAAGTCATTGATTGGCGAGATGCACATCGCGTGGACGATCGACAACGAGCCTGGACTCTACTACTACGTCCATCAGTCTGATCCTGATGGGACAGATGCAATGGAGGATAGAATCCTGCCAATGCTTCAAGCCAACGACTTTCTGGCAAGGAAGCTTCCTAACGATCGTCACAAGCAACGGATTGCAAAGATCGTGTTTCCACACATGAGTCTGTACTGCGTTGGAGCGAATATGTCCTCGGCGCAGAGCAAGCGCGTCAAATATTTGACGATGGAAGAACCGCATATGTACAAGGCGGGAATGATGACCGCTTTTGAGAAACGGTGCGAAGGGGTGCGGAATGCCAAAATTTTAACCCTCTCGACTGGGAGCGTTCTTGGCGACGAGTCAGACGCCGCCTACCAGTCTGGCACTTGTGAGGAGTGGCAAGTGCCATGCCCGCATTGCCGTCAGTTTCAACGCATGATTGACAGCAGAGACCGACTGATCTTTGAGCGATCGCCAGAGACCATCACCGAGAATGGTGAGTACATCTGGAATCGAATCCTGCCGACCGTCCGATATAACTGCGAGCATTGCGGATTGGATTGGCCGAATGACGAATCAAGTCGCCGATCGCAGGCGCAACTCGGCAGGTACGAGGTGACCAACCCAAACGCCCCGGCAAACCATCGCTCATTCCATTGGGAAGCTGTATCCGTGCATTACTTCGACCTTGGTCAAATACTCATGGAGAAGCTGAAAGCGTCAACAGCAGCCAAAGCGGGGCAAATTGAGCCACTCAGAGATTATATGCAGAAGCGACGAGCGTTGGCGTGGGACGAGTCTCCCGCTGACAGTGAGGCGAATATTGAGTTTGACCGAATTAAGGGCGCGTACTTGAAGCGAGAACCATTTGATGGCGAGATCGGGCGCTTCCTGTGCATTGATAACCAAGCAGGGCGAGCCAGCAAAGGCGAAGGCGCTCATCGATGGTACGTCTGCCGGGCGTTTGGTCAGTCCGAATCCCGCATCATTGACGAGGGGCGAATCGTCACTTGGGAGGAGTTGGAGGAACTACGTATCGAACTTGGCGTTGAACCTGGGCGAACACTTGTGGACATCGCGTTCGACACTCAAGCAGTGCAAGAAGTGTGCGTTCGATACGGATGGCAAGGATTATGGGGCGACTCAACCAATCGACGCGAGTTTCCGCATCATGAGAATTTTAATGGCCAGCGGATTGTCCGAAAATATCCATTCTCCTCGGTCAACGTAGGTCACGTGGGCATTGGCAAAGGAGGCAAGGTGCGTCAGGCGAGATACTTCTTCTGGGCGCAACAACCAATCAAGAATATGTATCATCGGATGCGCGGCGGCATGAGTACCTACAAATTCACCGCTCCGCAAAACGTCTCGGTTGAGTACCAAAAGCAAACCTCGGTTGAGTTTAAACGGCAGGAAGTAGACAAAGCAGGGCAGAAAAAATGGTCTTGGACGGTGTCAAAAGGTAAGGCAAACCATTTACTTGATTGCGATCAGATGTGTCTAGTAAGCGCCTTGCTCGACGCAAGATTGCGCTCGGTATTGTTCACCACAGGAGATGCGGCAATGGAAGAGGTGGAAGCTAATGTTGCAGAGTTATAAAATTCATGGTAGCCATAGTCTATATGGCAGTCAGACAATTGCTGGTTGGTTGTACCGTAGCCGAATTAAATGAAATTCGTGCTGCGGCATTATCTTGTATCGTTGCTAATGCGGTTCGCGGAATTAGCTACTCCATCGCAGGAAGGCAGTTTACCTTCCCGAGTTTGGAGTCTGCGGCGGGAATGCTCCAAGAATGCAACTTTGCACTTGGATTGTTGAACGGAACAAGGTCTATGAATGTTCGTGCAAACTTCAATCCATCCATCGGCAAAGGAACATCGTAAATGAAACCATCCATCCTTGATCGGGCAATTGGAATCATCTCGCCAATTGCGGCAGTCCGCAGGTTTGCAGCAAAGCGCCTGCTCCATGCTTTTTCCTATGATGGGGCGCAATTCACAAACCGCAGAGCAAATGGCCCAGCGCAGATTGCTCCCAACTCGTTTCAGGTTCAGCGCGATCGATTGCAATTGCTCCGCGAAGCTACTGACCTAGAGAATAACTTTGCTCCAGCAAAGGTGCTGAATCGTAAATACGCGATGTACGTAGCGCCTGTTGCATACCATGCACAGACTGGCGACTCCGCTCTGGACGCAGACATTGAGCGGTGGCTGAACAACGAATGGTTTCCTCACTGCGACTCAGCAAACCGAGGAGTGGATTTCTTTCGCCTGATGGAGTTCGGCGTCCTCGGCATGAACCGAGGTGGCGACTACGGATGGGCATTTGTTCGCCCCGGCAGTGATTCGTCAATGAGTTACGAGGAATTGATCCGCCTGCCATTTCGCATTCAAGCAGTTGAGCCAGATAGACTTGGAGGTGTTTACCAGAACGTGGTCTCCGAGGACTATGTCAGTGGAGTCTGCATCGGGCCGAATGGAGAACCAACGGCATTCCGCGTATTCCGCCGAGGCATGGCGGCAGGGCAGTACACCGATCCAGTCGATGTCCCAGCATCCCAGTTCGTCCACTACACAGATCCGATGCAGATCGATGCCTACCGAGGGGTAAGCAAATTGGACGCCGCTGTGGCAAATCTGCGTGACCTCTACGAGTTGATTGAGTTCACCAAAGGCAAATCAAAACTGGCATCGGCATTGACCATCTTCACCAACTCCATTGGCGCATCGGCCGGATCAGGATCAATGGACGGATATGCATCCACGCATTTTGACAACCAGCAAACTGGATTACAGCAGGACATTCAGTACGGTCAGATCAATCATCTGCCTGCTGGTCAAGACATCAAGTTTCCAGACTCCGCATCCCCAGGAGCAGAGACGCAGTACCTCATGCAGTTGCTCCTCAAGATGACTTGCATGAGCTACAACCTCCCCTATTCGTTCGGGTTGGATGCTACCAGTCTTGGTGGCGTCTCCAGTCGCCTTGAGAGTGAGCAGGCAAAAGCCGAGTTCAACCGAGGACAGAAAGTTCTTGCTCCATTGGCGCATCGAATCAAGGACGCTGCTCTGCTCGACGCTATTGCTAAGGGCATCTTCCCAGTTTCGGCGATGGAGAAAATTTGCTTTGGACGGTGGAGCTACCGACCACATCCGCAGCCCGACATTGGCAAGGAAGCAAATGCCAACATGAACCTCTATCAGAACGGACTGCTAAATCCTATGTCCTACTGGACTGAGGATTCCAAAGATCCCGAGAAGGTTGCGGACGACATGGTTCGTTGGGCAAAGATCAAGCGGGACAAGGCCGCCGCCGCTGGATTCTCGGTGGAAGATGTGTTTGGAGCAGGAATTGCTCGCCCAGCAAACATCAGTCAGTCTGAGTCAATGTCCACCTCCATCGTTCCAGATCCAGCCGATGTTGCAAAAGCCTCGGAAGAAACGCTCAGTGAGTTTGCCGCCGCAGATCGCGGAGAAATTAAGGCGTCACCAAAGGCTCCATAATAATGAATCCTCCCGACTACATTATTAGCGCAGCAAAGCGAGGACTGGAGTTCCTCCGGGAAGGGTTTGGTGGAGATGGATTGACCGAGGGGACAAAAGCTGCCGCTCGAAAGATGGCATCTGGCGAGATCAGTGAAGAGAAGGTCATCCTTGCAAATGCTTGGGGCGCAAGGCATTCAGTCGATCTGCAAGCAGGCAAAAACAACAATGCATCTCACGAAGATTACCCAGGAGCAGGTGCAGTTGCCCATTTTCTATGGGGAATCAATCCACTGAATCCGCAACCAGCAAGAGACTGGTTCAAAAACAAGGCGGAGAAAATAGCTGCCGACAAAAAACTCAGCGTTGGTGACGCCGATCAAAATTCAAATCCTATGTTCTTGGAAGCAATAAATACCGAGTCGCTAGTTGACGAGCAAACCAGCACTATTCACAGCGTGTCGTTAATCTCCCTCGGGGAGGCTAAGGGGCATCGATCAGACAAGACGGGATCAAAAGTCTTTGTGGATCGAACCACTCTCGCTCAAGTGTTTAAGTGCTGCGAAGAAAGCGGGACGCTTAAGGTCAAAGTGGATCACGGCAGCGGCGTGTTTTCGACCATTGGCTATGTGGACAAATTTGAATTGGAGGAATCTCGCGTCATTGGCGATTTGCACATCTACGATAGCGAAGAGGAATCCCCTAAGATATTTGAGATTGCTAGAAAGAATCCTGCTCACATGGGATTATCCCTTGAATTTATGGGTATGGACGAGGAAATGTCGGGAGGATGTATGGCTCGATGCGATCAAGTAATCACTGCCGCTCTAGTAAGTGATCCTGCCGCAAATAGTTCTCTATTTTTCTCATCTAAAGAAACTGTTGACTTACATAAACAATCTGTTACAAAAACAATAAATACTAGTAAAAATATGAAGTTCGAAACATCTACCGATCCTGAAGTGAAACCTGAAGCTAAAATGGCAGAGGGAGATCTTGCTGCTATGTTTGCCGCTCACATGGCTGAATATGCTGAGTTCAAAAAGTGCATGGCAAAAGATTATCCAATCAACGACACCGCAGAAGGTGCTGCTCCAGTTGGAGAAGATCCTAACATCAGTCCTGTGGTTAAGGGCAAGGGTTCGCTGGAAGATGCTGACACGGCTATGGGTGAGGACGTTCCTGAAAAAATAGAGAGTGAGAAGGACAAGGAAAAGGAACTTAAGAAGGCGGCGCAACTTGGCGCTGAACTTGCCATCAAGGCATTCGCCTCGAAAATGGGGATTCACCTTCCTTCCGCTGGCGCATCTACCGTGCCAACCAAAAAGAGCTTTGCTGAAATTGTCGAGTCCGAGACTAAGCGCTTTGACGGAGACAAGACCAAAGCAATGATTCACTGCATCAAGACCTATTCTGCGGAATACGCGGCGTCCCGCAACGTCCGATAACAATCAACAAATCAAATAACTCAAATTTATGGCTTCACAAAACGACAATGGATTTCGATCCTTCATCGCCAGTCCAGCAATCTCCGCATTTCTTGTGGTAGACGTGCTGTCTGACGGTTCAATTAGTCCTGCTGCTGGCGGGGTAACCGCGGCCGTTGGTGTTCTTCAACAGGACGTTGCTGCTGGTGGATACGGTCAGGTTAAACTGTTTACCGCTCCCGGCACGTTCATGATTCAAACCATTGCACTCACCACTGCTGGCAATAATTACTCTGTTGCCACTGGAGGATACGCATCTTTGGTTACTGGAACAACCTTTCCAATTGCGCTTCAAGCCCTCTCGTCTGGTGCTATCAGTTCCACAATTGAATACGCTGGCAAACTCTAACAATCAACGCAACACTCTACTACTTAACTACTTATGCCTTACACGAATGCACAAGCAACGCCTCGCTCCGACATCTACGCCCTTGTCCAACAGGCGAACGCAGATTTCGGCAAACTCTTCATCGGAGACCTCGTTCTCCCAGTAAAGCCTGAAGAAGTCCGCCGAGGGGTCTACCTTAAAGCGAACCTCGCCAACGCTGAACTCCTCAACGCCGACGCGCAAGCTCGCGAAGGTGGCGCAGGCTACAATCGCGTCAATCGCCGCTTTGACACCGACACGTTTGACTGTCAAGAGTACGGACTTGAGTCTGTGGTCGATGATTCCTACGAAGCTGAAGTTGAACGCTTTATGAACCTTGAGGCTACCGAGGCGATGCTCCTTGAGCGTTCGCTTCGCATTAGCTACGAAGCGCGTGTTGCTGCGGCAATCATTAACACCTCGACGTTTGATTCTAACAACGCCAAAGTTGCTTACACGGCGGATCTGTTCGCCACAACCGATCCAGCGCAAGACATTGATGCGGCCAAGACCGTACTGCTAAAGCGTGGCATTATTGCTAATGCTGTGTGTATGTCGCAGAACGTATTCAATCGCGTTCGCCGTGCGACATTGATGCAGAATCAAATCTACGGCGTTGTACCTCGCGGAGCGAACCAACGCGCTCTTCCAAATGAGCAAGACGTTGCTCAAGCACTCGGAGTGGAAACGCTTTACATTGGCAAAGCGCCTAAGAACACCGCTGGCAAAGGTTTGGCGTTCTCTGGCGACTTCATCTGGGGAAGCACTCACATTTGGGTTGGTCAAGTTGCTGGTGGCGAGTACACCGCTGGCGGAGTTGGGCGGACGATTCAATGGAGCAAGGATACCACTGGTCTATTCACTCCTGAAACCTATCGCTCTGATGAACGCCGATCTAACATCATGCGTGTTCGGCAGACTGTTGTTGAAAAAATCATCGACTCTACTGCTGGCACGCTGATCGCCACTAGTTACACCGCGTAACAAGTTCTCTGGGGTTGGTTCAGTGAGGAGTCAGGCAGAAATGCTTGACTCCTCATTATTTTATAGTAATCTCTCAATATTGACATATGAATAAAAAGCCTCGTCCATTAATCGCGTTATCCGTAATCGTTGGGAATGAAGCAGATGTGCTTGAGCGATTTATTCGATCATTTTTCCCGGCAGTAGATACTGCGGTATTCACATTTGCTCGCGGCAATCTTCCGAGGGATGGAGGACAGGAAGTTATTGAGCGAGTATGCACCGAGCTTGGATTGCCATTCAAAATCCTGCACTACACTAACGAGGTGGAGTTCGATCACGTTGACAACTTTGGCAAAGCTCGGCAGATGGGCTGGTCAGCGGCAGAGAAGACAAGGGCAAAGTACTTGATGTGGGCAGACTGCGACGACATCCTTGATGACGGAGCTATTGAGCCACTTCGTAACTTTGCTACTGAAGGTAAGTACGACATCTTTATTTGCCCATATAACGTGCGTGGAGGCGTTGTAGTGCAACAGCAGGTGCTTCGTGAGCGAGTAGTGCGAAACAACAAGAAGAGCTACTGGAGATACGCCATCCATGAGCAATTAGGATTCAAGAAGCAGGCGACATACACCATCGCAAAAGACATCGTCTTCTGGCATCGACCATTGGCAACTAAAGGGGGTGGGCGAGATCGGAACACGAACATCCTTTCTCGGGAGGTTCGCGATGCATCCAGAAATTATTTCTACCTGCATCAAGAGGCGTTTGAAGGAAGGCAAGTTGCAAAGGCAAAGACATTTGGTCATGCGGCGTTGAATTGCACAGACCTCGGCGTCCTAGAGCAATACGAGATCCTGCTCAATCTTGCTCAGTGCGAAGACGGGCCAATTGCTAAAAAGTATGCCGCCGAAGCATTCGCGGTCATGCCAGATCGCCGGGAAGCATTGGCACTGCTCTGTTCCTACGCTATCGTGGACAAGAATTATCCAAAGGCAATGCAACTTGCTACGGTGATGATTGGCATTCCAAAACCTGCACAAAGCTATTGGTGTCTGAATCATTTATGGTACGCATGGAGAGGCACAGAACTCTTTGCTCAATGCCTCCGGCTGACAGACGGTGAGATCGATGTATTTGAGAAGACCTACTTTGGTGAAGGAGGGCCAACATTCTCAATCATCTACGCATCAGAATCCGACTATATGATTGGATTGCAAGCTAGAGAGGTGTGGCTAACAAATGCCGAGTACGCAAACAAGGTAGAGTGGATTTTTACGCTCAAGGAAGACGATTCTCGCGCCTTAGAGATGTACAAGGGATTCCGCCATCAGATCTGCCAAAAAGACTCCACAATCGCCGAATTACTTGTTGGCGGGGCAAAGCTTGCCAGAGGGAAGATTATCATTCCAGCATCTGACAACATCATGCCAAAAGATTTGTGGGATACTTGGGTTCACGGAAATGTGACAGTGCCAGAGACTCAAGATTTCCTGCCGAATCTTTTGGAGAAGGATAAGCTTTCCAATGTTTACACCGTTATTGACAGAGAGGCAAATGCTGAGTAGCGTGTAATTGTGAGTATCAGCAGTTACCTAGCGCAGGATTTAGCAGGAGTGTTTCAGTACGACATTCCTCGGACGGCAATTATCATCACAAATGGTAATACTGCCACCTACACCGTGTTGCTAAACGACATGAGTGAGGATGAGATTGATGACTTTGGTGGGCCTCAAATCAACATGGGGCAAATCGTCCACTTCCTAGCGGCAGACCTTCCGGGAATTGAGCCGGGGGACACGATTTACATTCAAGATTTGGACGAGCAAGGGAAGATTGGAGACAAAGTAAATCGCAAGAAAATTGTCATCAGCACAACGATTTCCGCTGACGGCAACGAGTTGATTGTAAGGGTGAGGGGCGCTTAACATGATTACAAACAACGTCATCTCGCTGGCAGAGCAAGCCATCTCAAGCCTACTGATAACCAACCTCAAGTCTACGGTTGCCAAAGATCAAGTATACATCAGTGACAACGACGAGATTAAGCAACCGATGCCATATGTCATTGTTCACGCCGAGTCTGCCGAGGAGCAGGTAACGCCTGGGTGCGGACTCTACCTTGTGTCTATCAAGGTGATGTTTCGATCACACGTAAAGGAGACATCGACCGATCAACGAACAGATGTGGTCAACGCTATAAACAACATGGCGTACACATCTCCGGCATCCGCGCTTTCTGCTACCACAGGATTTCATTGTCATGGTTTTGTTCCAGCATCAGGGTCAATGACAGTTGATGGAGAAATGAAGGCGTATGTTTACAATGTCATGTATTCGTTGTATTGTATGCCGAGAGACAACTGACGTATTTAACATGAAACTACCAAAATTTTAAATTCATAAAATATGCCAGTCACAACCATCGGATCAACTGGAGTAATGTGGGGACTCACAGCAGAGACTGGGATTCTCTGTCAGTCATTCACCGCAAAAACTAGCCGTGAAAAAAATCAAGTCAGGAATGCTGAAGGAGAATTTGTTGCTGTGGCTTTCTATAACGCTCTGCAAACATTTTCAATTTCTGGAGTCATGACTGGCCCTGCCCAGTCTGGAGTTGGAGCTGCGTTCCCAGGTCTTGTGCTAGGCTTAGTGAATACAGCAACCACAAATGGCGTTACTACAGGTGGAATTTTTACTGACGATGTTGAGGTGGCAAAAAGCAACACCGAGTTCAAGAAGATTACGGTTAACGCTACGCAGTATCCGTTGATCACTTCCTAGTAATTTTTAAAATGACATATCCTTATGGACACTATTTACATTTGCGACATTAAGCTCGCGGCAATCCTAATTGCTCTAGGCATTCCTATTCGCAATGAAGATCCCATAACCTGCTTGGCCACAGACACTAATGGCATCAGGAAGGAGACATACACCTTTTGGTTTGATGTCACTGGAGTAAGGGATAAAGCATTAGAGATTGTCAATGCGTATGAGAAGGCAAGAAACTGGTCTGCATTTACGCTTCCTACAGAGCATCCGCTCTACTACATGAAGGGTGTCCTTGAGAACCGCGAGGTCTTGCTGAATTGGATTCGCAAGAAGGTAGCTCCAATGAGAATCATCAAGCATGGGGAGAAGACTGTGCTTATCGGAGATAGAGCAAATCCTACGCTAAAGGGCAGAATGAAATCGCTATTATGACACAACCAGACGAAAATGAAGACTTTTTCAAGACCTTTGAGTTTAAAGGTATTGAGATTAAGCCACTTACCTATGCTCGGCGAGCGTTGGTACTCAGCATGGTGAACCTTGTTGAGCCAACATTCATGGACTTGCCATCGTTTATTTACGGATGCATCTGTAACGAGCGAGACCTGATCAAGTGGCGTAGGACGCCAGAGAAGTTTGATATTGCTGTTGCAAAGTGGATCGATGAGATCAAGTACTCGATTCAAGATTGCTACGAAGCGGGAGAGATCGTAGGCGCTCTGATCAAGCACAGTAACGATGGGCGAGCGACATCAAATGAAGATCCTACTCTCGACGCAGACCCAAACTAATTGAGCCGCCATCGTGCGCGGCCTATGTGGCTACTCTTGCGCGATACTTCCGATGGGAAGAACATTTCATACTTTGGGAGTTGCCTTTGTACCGAGGTAATGTCTATTGTCATGCATTGCTAAGACTGCACAACATCGGGACAAAACCACTTGAATTCACTCCGCTAGACAACGCTTTCGCAGATGAGATTTAACGCTACCGCTATTGAGAAGTCATTCGTCAAGATTCAGAAGGAATCTCGCCGACAGGGTGTGCTTGTGATGCGTCAAGCGGGACGGCAGTTCGTGATGAGGACTCGCCGAGAGAGCAAGGACTCGGTTATGAGTAGGGAAGCAATCACTCAGGTGAGAACTGAGCTAGGGTGGCGAATGATTTTGCGTGGTAGGTCTCAAAACCCAGATCAAGAATTAACCCGGCGGCTAAGAGCAAGGAACACATTCTCCAAAGGATGGCGATTCTGGTTGATTAATCAAAGCAAGGAACGGATTCAGATCTGGATTCAGAACACGGTCAAGTACTCTGCGATTATTGAGGAAAGAGATCACGTAACTATCAGCGCTGGAAATTATATTGGGGAAAGATTCCAGCGGAAACTTGCCGCCATTACTCGAAAAATCAATCAAGCTTGGAAGGCTAACACTTCTGGGCAATACCTATAATGGCAGGCCCAGTCGCAACAGGATACCTTGAACTTGACCTTAGCGGATTCAATCGTGCGATTGAGTCTGCCAAGAAGGCGTTGACCGTACTTACAGCAGCGTTTGCAGCGATAAAAGTTGCAGAGTTTTTCAAGGACGGAGTCAAGGAGGCAATTAACTTTGGCAACGAGATGTACAACGCCGGGAAGGCGATGGGCAACATTGATCCAGGATCACTCCTCCTCCTACAAAAAGCATTGCAAGCAGGAGGATTAAGCGCATCCGCAGCAAGGGAAGAAGTTGAGTCGTTCATGCGATCTGGCAGGCAAATCTCTACGGCATTCAAAAGTCCCGGCGATTTTACAAAGGCGATTACGGAGGCAAAAGCAAACTACGGAAGTCAAGCAGCGGTCTTAACTGCCAGCGCCGCAAACTTGTCTAGGGCATTTGACTACATTCAAAGCATCGCCGATAAAATAAAGACATTCTTCTTGGCGATGACCGCTAAGTTTATCCTTCCGCTTGAGGCAGTTTTGAATGCGCTCAACAATGTGGACGTTGCTGATTTTGGAGCAAAACTTGGGGATTCAATAGCAAGCGTGTCAACAATTCTTGTTGGGCTTTTCAACGATGGAAAACTATCAGAAGCATTCGGATTGTCTCTAGCTATAGGTGCAGATAAGTTTTTTGCGACTATGGAAACTTCACTTAGAACAGTTTTCGCTGGTGCGGCAAGTGGTCTAGGTAAGGAAATGCTTGATTACTTTCAAGGAGGTTGGTTAATGAGCATAAAAGATGCATTTCTTGCTATTGTTGATTTATTTATTGCTAAAATGACGCGTGGTATTAATGCAATATTAAAAAAGATTCCATTTTATAATAAGGAAACAATACAACAAAATGATGACGAAATAAAAAGCCGTGAAGCTAGTTCAAATGAATCTTTAAAAAAATATTTAGATGCAATACCAGGAGCAAAAGGATTTGGCGAAGGATTTACCAAACAGCAGAAAGAAGCAGAAGATTCGCTAAAAAAACTTACAGATGCCGCTAGCATTTCTGGGGAGGCATTCATGAAGAAAAACGCTGGAGACAGAAGCAAGGCGGAACTCAACTACTCGGCACTTGGTAAGCAAGATCCATACTCTGTAATCGGATCATCGATGGCGAAGATTGGCGGAGGCGGCAACTACATCCAGACTGGCATGAGTGCTGAAGCTAGGCAGTTGATTCTCAATGGGCAAGCCGCTCTGATTCAGAATCAACTTACGCAACAACTTATTGACATTGCAAAAACAGGGCGAGGACTTCCTCTTCTAAACTAATATGGCCGTAACGACTATTGGAAATTTACCTAAGGAGATTTTTGGATCACCTTCCGATGGCGTTATGCAGCCAGATGGATACGATTTCCGTATATCATTTGACGCATCTGTAACCGCCACAGTCACTTACTGTATTGACGCCGATGGTTTTGACCTTGATAAGCTCCCTTTGCTAGGTTCATCCCATCCGGATGAAGATAGGCTAAAAGTTTTCGAGATTGCCGCGAGCAGAGAAAGCGGATCAATAATGAAGGTTGCGTTGACCTACAAAGGAATTGGAAATGATAGTGGAGAGGACGTTGCTCAAACAGAATTTAACGCTGGAACAACCTCTGAGCCAATTGAGACGCATCCAAAGTTTGCATATCCATTTTCAGCACCTCCAGTAATTCCTCAAGAACTTTCTGCCGTAAAAAGGGCGCTTGAAAACAATGTTGACTACGGGAAAGAAAACAAATTTATTGGCGTTGCTGGAGAAGCAGTTCCAGCAACTCAAGCGGGGCGACTGCTGTACATCCTTAAAAAGTTTGGCATTGAGTCCTACTTGACCCTCGGCGGCACATTCCGCAGGACATACGTAAGCGAGACAATTCCAATAGATTACTCAAATGTAGGGTACATCACAATTCCTAAAGCGATGGGAAAGCCTGCGGCGACCGCTCCCGGCGTATTAGGAGGCACTCGCAATTATTTGCAGACATCGTTGACTTGGAAAAAGCAAGCCAACCTCGTTACAATCACCGAGGAATTTATGCTTTCCGGTGCGTCTGGATTCAATATTCATGTCTATGAAAAACCACAAAGTTCAGGAGCGCCTGAAAGATTATCAGCAGCAGACACTAAGAGAGTTCCACTTTAATTTAGACTACTAATATGGCATCAGAAATCTCATTCTCAGCACAACTTAACTACTCGAAAAGCGGCGCTTCGCTAAGTAGCCAATGCTCAACCGTCGCCACCGTTGCAGGCGTCAGGTACGCCGATGTAATGCAGGCGATCACCACAGCAGGCGTGACCGTTACATTCGGTACGGTTGGCACGGTTGGCGTATTCATGCTCCAAAACATTGATCCGACCAATTTTGTGGACGTTGGCTTTGATGGCACTACCTACCCAATCAGATTGGCGGCAGTTTCCGGCACACAAGGTGGATTTATTATTGCTCAAAACAACGGATCAACGATTTATGCTAGATCTAACGTGACTGGATGCAATCTGTTGGTGCGCGGCGTTGCTCCATGACACAAAACAAGCTTCCAGTATTTTCGTCAGGCAAACCTATCGCGTCTGAATTAGGCGCTGAAAAGCTTAACGCATTCGTCTCCTACGTAAAAAGCATTACGCCAATTGCCGGGAACGGATTGAAAATGACCAGAACGCCAGATGGCATGGTCATTGATACGCTTGCTGGACAGTATGTTGTAGGGGCGTTCGACAATCCCTACACCCTTGCGTCTTGCCACTTTGCAAGTTTCGTAACTACTGCGACTGGCGGAGGTGGCACATACGGCCCTTGGGGGGGCGTCAGTGATGCGGCGACCGCTACCTATGGCAATATTCCCACAGGATTCTCTCTTGAGTCAATGCAGGTCGATGAGTGGCATCGGGAGCGGAATCCTAGACAACCATTCGCAGTCTCAGGATTTGACAAGGGCGATGAGAGTAGGGGAGTAATTGCTCCATTTGTCCGAGCGTATGATGGATTTTACTCAATCTCCGCGACTGGATTTCGCACATTTATCACGGGAACATATACTGGTGGCCCAGTGTTTGGATTGGCTCGCAGGACGCCGATGTTTGACCTTCGTGGAGTGTTGGTATCAATCTCGCCCGAAGTCTTGCTAGGGAGCGGTTACGGTGCGTACACAGCGCAGTATGAACTAGGCACTTGTCGCCATGCATCAAGCCTTAGTGGACCAAATGGTGCGACTGGGCCTTGGGGTGGATCGATTGATGCCATCACCACTGGTTTTGTTAATGGAATATACGTTGACCAGTGGAACAGGGATAGAGCGCCGCTGACCGCTATTGGAAACCTACAAAGTTTTGGAGTGAGCGGACCATTCCTTCGTGTGGTGTCTGGACTTAGCCTTTATTCTCCTGGGATAAGCGCCTACGTTTTTACCTCGCCTAGTGGGCCAATCAATCAGATCTACGCAAGATCTGCCCAGCACGATTGCCGGGGAATGCTCATTGGCATTAGCGAAGAAACGCTAATCAACGATGTTGGTGTCCTTCAGAACCCATACATCCTTGGTGGTCAAAAGTATGGATCAGCAATGGATGGTTCTCCCGCCAACACAACTGGCCCTTGGGGAGGCGTCAGCGACGGCATTGCTGGAGTAGCTACAGATTCAGCGTTTCAAGATGAGTGGCATCGAGATCGACCACCATCGAACACTGCTGGAATCCAGACGTTCGGAGTGACTGGTAGTCTCTACCGATCAGTTGGAACGACAGAAAGCAATCCAACCGAGGGATTCATTTACAACATTTACACTAGATCACTCTCGTTTGACGCTCGGGGATCGCTAGTTTTCATCTCCAAGGAAGTCAAAAGCACGATTACTGGAAGGGCTGCGGTTCTTCCTTGATGATAGTTGTATAATTTTGCAACTTCCTCTACCCTAATAACCAATGGCATCCATCACCATCCCGCTTTACTACGACCTTGACCTGCTTCTCTGGACGAGTGCTGTTGGAGGAATCGCTCGCCAACCTAATCTGGTTCTCGGCCAGTCAGACTCCATCGCGTTTGCAGTGCAATTTGTGCGGTCTGGAGTGGTCATTGAACTGACCGCTCCGCAGTTCATTTGCGGGATCAAACCGATCAACGATGTGGCAGGCGATTACCTCTGTCAGACGACCGCGGCGGTGCAAACTGGCTCAACCACCACAACAGTTTACACCTTCACCCTGCTCCTCGACTCGACCGAGTTGCGAGCGTGGTTATTGACTGTCACTGCGGTGAGCAATTTTGCGGCGTTTTCAATCCGCGACACAGTCAACTTGATCGCCACTCTTCCAGCGATCACCTGCACGATTCTGCCCGATTACACGCTTGAAGGGACAACGCCGACGGCGGCGAGTGGGACGTTGATCGTCGCATCTGGGCAGACTTTCACAGTCAGCAAATCGTTCGCAATGCCCACGACCGATGGGGAGAACAATTACGTCCTCAAAACCGACGGCGCAGGCGTGGGGAGTTGGGCGGTGGACAGCGCGGGAACAGGGACAGTGCAGAGCGTAAGCGTGACGACCGCAAACGGCGTTTCGGGGACAGTGGCAACCTCGACCACCACCCCAGCGATCACGATTGCGCTAGCGGCGATTACGCCCACCACGGGCGCGTTCAGCGACAATACCGAGGCGACAAATTCCACGACCGCTCCGCTCAAGACGGCGGGGGGGATGGCGGTGGCGAAGTCGCTTTATGTGGGGCAGTTTTCTTACTTTGGCGACAACGCAGAGTTTAGCGGAGATGTGCGCGCAAATACTTTTGTGGGAAGAGCTGCAGGTTCTATAACTTTTTTTGATCAAGCCATTAATCCCACATTTGAACTCCTTCCAGTCGCATCCAGCGTCAACTATCTGGCAATTGAGCCGAGCGTAACTGGCTCACCTGTCCATATTTACGCTCAAGGATCGGACGAACTTATCGGTCTACACCTTCAGGCAAAAGGCGCGGGATTTGTGAATGTGCAGGATGGCACAGACGACACGAAACGCCTGCGATTCGCGGCGAGTGGCAACGGCACGGGAATTATCACCACGCTTGCATCCTCGTCCACGACCTCGCAGACGATCACGCTCCCAAATGCGACCGGGGCGACGACTTTGGCGGGACTGCAAATGACGCAGGCGTTTACGCAGGTAAACACCTTCTCCAACTCGACCGCATCCACTTCCTCTTTAACTGGCGCACTGCTAGTTACAGGTGGAATCGGGGTGGCATCACAAACTGACGCAAGTTCAGCGTCAAATGGTGGAGCGGTGACAATTGCGGGTGGTTTAGCGGTAGCGAAAAAACTCTATGTGGGAGGAACACTTACATTTGGCGGACACATCCTCCCATCACTAGATAACGCTTACGACATCGGGCAAAGTGCTTCTCCTAGGATCAGAGATATTTACTGCGTTGGAACAGCAACAATGCAAAATGTAAAGTGCGCTGAAAATGTGTTTTCAGGAAATTATCAAGATTTAAACAATGTAATTGCATTCTTTAAAATAGGACAAGATTCGACGCATTCATTTTTCTTCACTAATCGCACAGCATCTGCATCAAAGGTGGTTCTCTCAATTGGGACTCAGGACGCGACTCAAACTGCCGATCTCTTTCACTGCTATCAAAATTCGGTAGTAAAATTTGCGGTAAACACAGCTGGAACAATCACTCTTGCAGGAGGAGTTGTTTTTGGATCTTTCACTGTCTCAAATTTTCCTCAAACAACTTACTTTGAGGCAGTTGTGACTGATGCTCTTACCCCTGTTGTTGGATCGACTGTAAATGCGGGAGGAAGCGCAAAATGCAAGGTAATGTACAACGGATCAGCAAAAATTGTTACCGCAGTTCTCTAAATTTATGTCCACCACTATCACAATCGATGTCGCCTTCCTCACCGAGGAACAGCGAGACGCCGCCACGCTTTTATTCGCTCGCTCAGGAGGCTGGCAAGCCCTCGTCGAAGGCGAGCCAAACCCCATCACCGCAGAGGATTACGGGGTGACGATGATTGCTCAATATCTGCGTCAGCGGGTGAGCGAGCAGAGCGCATACGACGCACAAATCGCGGCGGCGCAGGCGACCGCTGACCTGCTCGCTGGGGTGACTGTCACGACACCCGCCGAGTTTAACTCGCTCTTCCCAACGCCTCCGATTGTCCCGCCTGTTTAGCCCAATGGATTTAACCCACTCTCCCCATGAGCAAACTACCATTCAAAACCGCCAATCAATGGATCATTATCACTTGCTCAGAAACGAAATTGTTGGAGATTTGTGGAGAGGGGGCGTTGGCTTTCTTGGCTCAACACTTGCTGTCATCTCCTCTACACATGAGGAATTTGACAATATGATCCACACTGCCGCTTTCGTCGTTGGGTTTTTGTCTTCTGTGGCAATGCTTGTTTCAATCTGCCAACGCATCTACAAGACCCACAAAGAGAAGGATGCTAACGATGAACGCTAAATCTCTTGCTGGATACGGCAGCATTATTATGTCTCTGCTGACCGCACTTGCCGCTGCTCCGTACACCCTCGGTGAGGTGGCGACGATCATCCCGCCAGAGTGGAAAGAGCGGGTGTTTGTCGTTGGTGCAATTGCAACCGTAATTCTGCGGATTATCCGCGACAATGTGCCTCTGACTGCCCAAAATAAGCAGTCAGACCCGTCTGCACCCCCTAAAATTGAGGGGTAATGCGCCTGTGACTGCATCTATAGCAGAAACCTGCTAGAACCCCTAAGAAATTGCTATAAACAGGAAAACTGTTCATAAGTATGCTCGCGAGCATAAACCACAGTAACTTTAGTATATATGAACCCAAAAACCCTCCTCCTACTACCATCCATCTTCCTCCTTTCTTCCTGCTCCACCGAGTGGATGAAGAGCAACACCACCAAAGCAGTTCTGTCCGAGATTGGAACGATGGTTTTCAACGCTGCTGTTCAATCGTTCACTTCTGAGAGCAAGGTGGATTTAGGACATTCGATGGCACAGGGATTGTGGCAGAATCCACAGGTGACCGCAGGATCGATCAAGCGTATTGCGGATGCATGGAGTGCTGACCGCTTGCATAAACTCTCTACAGAGGCACTGAAGGCGTATGCGTATGCCAACCCACAGAACTCAAAGCAACAGTCCCAGGTGACAGATGCAATTGCCAGTGCGATTAGTCATGCGGCAGAACAGAAAGGCTTATGAGACTAGCACAACGACTCGTTGAACTAGCGTTGAAAGAGGTTGGGGTACAAGAGGTTGGCAACACAAATTGCGGTGAGCGGGTGAATTTTTACAAGTCGGCAACTTGGTTGCCCTGCGAGGAATCTTGGCCGTGGTGCGCTGCGTTCATCGACTGGCTTATCTGGATGGCGATAAGCGATACCAAGCAGAGCTACTCTTTTGAGCGTCCGCGCACTGCTGGGGCATGGGATTTGGAGAACTGGTCACTCAAGCAGGATAAATCCACGCAAACCAAGCGCAACCCTGGAGTGAATGACATCAAAGCTGGAGACATTGTGATCTTCAAATTCAGTCATGTTGGACTCGCAATCGGATCGCCAGTTGCTGGAATGATCCCTACAATTGAGGGCAACTCGGATGCCGAGGGATCTCGCGAAGGAGGTGGCGTGTGGAAGCATCATCGCAAGCTCTCAAGCGTTAAGACTCGGATTCGATTCACAGTATGACCTCGACCGCATTCGCGCTTATCTGGCTTGTCGCTGTGCTGATTTTCGCTGGAGTTCTCAAGGGATCGATGGAAGAATAATTTATGAAAAATAACGTATTTAATCGGTTGACTGCCGCGATCAAGAGCAACGGAGACATTGATCAGCATCTGATCTTCCTCACAGCAGAGGCATCAAAATGCTCGTCAATCCTTGAATGCGGTGTCCGAGGGATTGTCAGCACATGGGCATTCATTGCTGGACTGAGCATGAATCAGTCAGCAGGCAAGATACTCCATTGCTGTGACATAGCGCACATCGGAGCGTCTGCGCTTAACGAGGTCACAGGACATTGTGAAGCGTCTGAGATTGGATTTAACTTCTTTCATCAGAACGATCTGACGCTTCCAAACACTCGGTACGACATGATCTTCATTGACACCCTCCATTGCTATGGGCAACTCCGCCGGGAGTTGGAGAAGTTTTCTCTGAACACGGACACCATCATCCTGCACGATACGCAGATCGATGGCGAGGTGGGAGAACCAGTTCGGAATGGTTGGGATGTAGGTTCGTTGAGCGAACAAATTGGATGGGATAAATCTGACTTTGAGCTTGGGCTAAGTCCAGCGATTGATGAGTTCTTGATCACTAATCCAGACTGGCACATCGCCTACAAAACTGAGCATCAGAACGGACTCACAATGCTGTGCAGAGCAACGCCTTGCGAGAAATTGTAGCAATATTTCAATTAAATCTCGGTTGAACTTTTTTTGAATTTGTGTGATGGTGGGCGGATGACACAAGTAATCGAAAAATTAAGGGCAAAATTAAGCAACGCATCTGGCAAACTCATCCGTGGATCGGTGAGTCGAACCGCAGAGGTATTGGAGATTAGCCCAGGAACAGTGGCGAATTGGCTGAGTAGCAAGAGCAGGCCGAATCGCCGATGGAAACGGAGCATTGAGCAATTCCTTGAGATGGAGGTTGATTTGTCCTCGAAACAGACTGGCCCTCGCGGCCCTTGGAAAAAGTTCCCAGTGGCAAATGTGGTTGTGGAAGAAGAACTTACGCCAGAACCAGACGCAGTGTTACAGGCTAATGAAATAATTTAAAAAAATTCTTGCCATGCTGATTTGGGGTGATAGATTGCTTGCACATGAAATTAATCAACCTTACCCCACACGTCATCAACATCCACGCTTCAGGGCAAATCATCGTTATTAGCCCATCGGGCGTTATTGCTCGACTAATGGTTGAGCGCATCTCCCTTCCCTCCGTTGAGGTGGACGGAATCACCATCCCAATCGCATCCACCATCCTTGGGGATTTGGTGGATATGCCGCCACCGACCGAGGGCGTCTGGTATGTCGCCTCAGCATTAGTTGCTCAAAAATGTACGCAACTGAACCGAGAGGACACCTTCTCGCCCGGCGAATTAATCCGAAACGACAATGGGTTTGTCATCGGATGCAACGGTCTCTGCATCTACTTATGAAAATGAAATATTACCCTTGGTTTCACGATGAGGCCGAGCGCGTCAAGCGCCAGCACAATCAGAAGATGGCGGAGCTGAATAAGCTCCGAGAAGACAAACTAACAGTCAAACTCAGCATCACGCTAGCAATTATCATCGGCATTATCACCTACCAAATCACACACTTATGAGCAAAAACATCACATTGAGTATCGATTGTAAGTTAATCGACAAAGCAAAACTTAAGCCCTTCACTCGGAAGGATGGATCAGACGCCCTCTTCCTATCGCTCACCTTGGTGGAGACGCCAAACTCACCATACGGCGAGTGGATGGTCAAGCAGGACGCCACAAAGGAAGAGCGAGAAGCAAAGGTCAAGTCGCCAATCCTCGGCAACGCTAAAACTATTGGGTGGAAGGCGGGAGAATGAACAAGTCTGAATCAATCGCGGCGTTGGCGGCGGCGCTTTCCAAGGCGCAGGGGCAGATGGGCGGAGCAAAGAAGGAGGTGTCCAACACCTTTTTCAAGAGCAAGTATGCTGATCTTGCCTCAGTTTGGGAAGCTGCTCGCCTCCCACTCACGAATAATGGACTGGCAGTCATTCAGCTTCCAGGGCGTGATGCTCAAGGTCACTTTGTCGAAACCGTCCTTACTCATTCCTCGGGCGAATGGGTGAGTGGCATCTTCTATGTGACGCCGCTCAAGGACGATCCACAAGGAATTATGAGCGCCACAACCTACGCTCGCCGGGGAGCATTGGCGAGCATCCTCGGTATCGCTCCCGAGGATGACGATGGCGAAGGTGCGATGGGCAGACCAGCACAGGCAGTCAATCGCCCGGCGACTAATAGCAAGGAAGGGCCATCTGAAGAGCAGCAGGACAAGTGGATTAATGACCACAACGCGAAGGTGGCAGCATCGAAGGTGGTGCAGACGAGGCAAGACCTTCGCAACATGGAAATCGACAACGACGAGATCCCATTCTAATGGAAAAATCACAACACGCTAAGGATGAGGACACGGCATGGGAACGCTGGAGGGTGAGAAACACTTTGCCAGATGGCAGTCAGGAGTTCTCTGACATCTCGCCGGAATGCATTCGCTTTGTCCGATGGGAGAAAAATTGCATCAATCTGTTGCGAGAGGGAATTAATCCACCGAGCAACGCTGAACGCGAGGCTTATCAGAAAGCGTATTACGCTCGTCAGGCGAAGATTCACAAGACCGACGAGACTCGGTAAACAATAGGTCAACGACACCAGTGTATAACGTCGTGACAGCGGGAGAGACTGCACACTTTACCTATGAAAAATAACGACAGAATTGACCACCCATTACATTACACAGGCCACCCTAGCGGAATCGAATGCATCGAAGTGGCCCAATATATGGGATTTTGCTTGGGAAATGCGATTAAATACATCTGGCGAGATGGGCAAAAAACTGGGGAGGATGTCAACGATGACCTCCGCAAAGCAATCTGGTACATTCAGCGCGAGATCGATAAGCGCATTGACGAGATGGAACTGGAAAGGCAATGCATTGTGCGAGCAGAGAAACCTGCGGAAGTTCCCCAGACGGATGTAGCTCCCGACCATCATTTGGGCTATGTAAAAAAGAAGGCGATGGAGGGAGATGCAGAGGCACAATGGATTCTTGGCAACGCCTATTTGTTTGGCCGAGGGGTAGAGAAAAACAAAGAGGAGGCAGAGCGATTGTGGGAACTTGCGGAACAAAATCGCAAGGCAAATAAGCAAAAACCTGCCGATCTGGTCACGAAATCTGTTTCGTCACCAAACCTGACTGGCAACATTCTGGCATATGCGCAGGCTGGCGATGCGGGTCGGCAATACCAGATGGGACGTATGTGCTTTTATGGCGACGGCATGCCACAGGACTACGAGGCTGCGGTAAAGTGGTGGCAGAAGGCGGCGGAGCAAGGTAACTACGATGCTCAACTGAGTCTGGTCAAGGCTTATCGCAACGGCGAAGGCGTTGCTAAGGATGAGAAGCTGGCAAACTATTGGCTCGACAAGAGCTTTCACGCAACCAGCTAACAATCAGACACAATGAGTCCAGAACAACAACGAATCGCCATCGCGAAAGCGTGCGGATGGAAGAATTTTAACAGCGCATCCCACGAGGGGGCTATCCAATACGGACAACCTCCGAATACTCCATACAATTCATGGGAATTGCCCGATTACCTCGGCGACCTCAACGCCTGCCACGAAATGGAAGAACTTTTGGATGAAGGGCAAAAGGAAAGGTTTGGTTTTTGGATTAACCACCTGCATCCGTTTGCGGACATTCATTATTCTGAGAAAAAAAAGGATATTCAACTGGAAGTTTTTAGCCTTGTACACGCCACCGCCGACCAACGAGCAGAGGCTTTCCTCCGCACTCTCGGACTCTGGCAAGAAAACCCAACCCAACCACAATGACACGCAACGAACTCTACGAACTGCTTAAAAAGTGTGGATGGGAAACTACTCCTATACACACTCTTGACAAAATTTGGGGGCAACCCTTTGAAGGCGAGACGGAGAAAATTAAGCCAGATGCGGAGAAATCGTCGTCAACTGCCGAGCGAAAACTTGAACTGGCTTATATGGCTATTCGTACGGCACTGGAACAATTTGAGCGAGTGAACTGGGGGTGGGATGGAGATTGCGGATCGAAAAACATCATCGCCTGTTTGGAAGAGTTTCTGCCCACACCAACTCCAACCCAACCACAATGACACGCGACGAATTAGACGAAATCCTCCACCAATGCTACTCGGTGGAAATCTTTCCAGAGGAGGCGGCGGAGTTGATCTGGGGCAAAGTCTTCGACGGAGAGACAGAGAAGATCCAGTCATTTGCAGAGAAAGCCTTGTTATACGAGGATTGGCTCAAGCAAGCGGAATTGCAATTAACTGAGTTATACAAGGATTGGCTCAAGCAAGCGGACTTGCAACTAACTGAGAATAAATTGCCGCCAACCCCAACCCAACCACAATGACACGCAAAGACCTCTTCCAAACCCTGCCAATATGTTCACGAAATCTGTTTCGTGAACATACCCAACCACAATGAGTCCAGAACAACAACGCATCGCCATCGCGAGAGCGTGCGGGTGGACAGACATCGACGGGGCATCTGCCAGAGAATTTGTAGTATGAAATCTAACTCCAACAGCACAAACAAGTTCTGTGCGTGTAGCAACCCCGCAACAATAAAAAAGAATTTTGGTGCAGTCTGTGACAGATGTGCCAGAATTGAAAAAAGTCTCATCAACCAACTGATGGACAGCAAGACCCGAAGTGGCGTTGCTGGAGCAGTTGACTGCTACCGAATTCATCTACCAACAAAATGATCATCGTAGACAAAGTATACACGGCAAAATGGTGTGCAGAAAATGACTGTCGCCACATAGCTGAAACAATTAAAGAGTCTTATTGGCTCACAATGACGGCAGAATCTTTAGGACTCAAGCCAAAGGATATGTACAAGGTAATTAAGGTAGGAAATCGCAAATGGAAGATCAACGCGACTCCAGAGCATCTGGCCGCAACTCAAGCGTTCTACAAAATCGTTTAATGACTACACCAGAAATCCTCCTCGCCGCGACTCGCTACGAAAAAGTCCGCAAGCTCAATCCTCGCGAATACTCTATACTCTGGGGCGAAAGTTTGTTTACCGAAACTCCGTTTGACCAGTTGGTTGACGGATTGCCAGAACCTTTCCGAACGAAATTGAAGGAAGAACCCAAGACTTGCCAGACCTGCAAGCATTGGGGTAACGACATAGAAAGAAAATGGGAGTTTGCTTACGCTTCGACAAGGAACTGTAAAGAAATCTTCAAAAAACTTACTACTTTCGATAGCGAGATTGAAGCTCACCTTCCGTTCCTTGAGTCTTTTGTCACAGAAGCAACCTTTGGATGCAATGGGTATGAACAGGAACTGACCGATGGCAACCTGTGAGATGTGTGGTCAAGTCTGGAGCGGGGCAAACCTTGGCAGGATGTTCCATTGCCGAGGATTGCCAGTAGTTCGCGCAGAGAGGAAGCGCAACATTGTACGGGAGAAAAACGAGCATCGATGCGAGTGCGGAAACCTTGCCACTACATTCTCGGCAGGAAACGCCTCGGTGAAGATTTGCCAACGATGCCGAGACTGCGAGTCCCAGGGGCATCGTGGGAATACTGCAACCCAGTCAGTTGGAGAGACTTACAATGTCCGGCTACCAAGGTGGGGAAAATAATTAAAAATTGCTTGCAGGACTGCGAATTAATTAATAAATTGCTGAACTCCTTGCCTTATGATCATTGATAAACCACTCGTTGTTGCCTACGGCGGCGGCACAAACTCAGTTGCTATGCTATGCGGATTCCTCGACCGAGGAATCCGCCCAGACTTAATTGCGTTCGCTGACACTGGTGGCGAGCTTCCAACAACTTACGCCCACATTGAATTAATGAGCAAGAAAACCCAAGAGTGGTGGGGAATTGAGATTAAAAAAGTGTACGCTACTTACAAAGGCGAGTACGAGACATTGGAGGATTCTTCTCTCAGGAAGAAACTACTTCCATCCCTTGCTTATGGATTCAAATCTTGCTCAATGAAGCACAAGGTTGAACCTCAAAACAAGTTGGCCCGGCAATGGATGAAGGATAATGGAACATCCGAAATCATTAAAGCAATTGGTTATGATGCTGCCGAGGGACACAGAAAGATTAGCATGACTGAAGCATCTCTAGCAAAAGGGAAAAAAGAGAATTACTGGTATCCATTAATTGAATGGATGTGGACTCGCAAAGAATGCGTTGAGACGATCAAGCGACACGGGTTGCCATTGCCGGGAAAGTCATCGTGCTTCTTTTGCCCCGCCATGAAGAGCAGTGAAATTTTGCGCTTGCGAGATGAGTATCCAGAGTACTTTAAGCGAGCGATTGCAATGGAAACCAATATGGTAGTGAAGGGGCGAGTGAGGGGATTGAATTTTGGAATCCCGTGGAGCGAAATTGTTAACGCAGACGATGACCAGTTGAAGCTTTTCAAATGGTTGGATGAGCAAGACCCGCACAAAATCCCATGCGGATGCTACGACGGCTAATTTTATGAAAAAAATACTAGATGTTTGTTGTTCAGGTAGAGAGTTTTGGTTCAATAGAAAAAATGACTCTGTTATATATTGTGACAATCGTAAGGGTAAATATCCATATTCTGATGGAAGGATTATAGATGTTGATCCAGATGTGATATGTGATTTTACAAATCTTCCATTTGAATCAAATTTATTTTCTTTGGTTGTTTTTGATCCTCCCCATTTAAAATCAGTCTCCAAAACATCAAATATGTCAAAAAAATATGGCAGCCTTCCAGATGATTGGAGGGATGTTTTATCAGGCGGATTTAAAGAATGTTTTAGAGTTTTGAAGCAAGATGGAATTTTAGTTTTTAAATGGAACGAGTACGAGATTCCGTTAAAAGAGGTTTTGTCATTATCTCCAGTAGAAGCATTGTTTGGACATCGCTCTGGCAAACACGCAAAAACACATTGGATTTGCTTTATGAAAACAGAACTCCTTGCCTTATGAAAATGACCGAGCAACAGTCGCTTTTTGACGTGCCTAGTAATTGGCAACTTGAATGGCAAGGAATGCCAGAATTTGTGCAAGAAGACTTAACATCCCACAGAAAAATAGTTATTCATTTTAGAAACGACGCCGATGTTGAGGAATTTTCAAAGCTACTAAATCAGCGAATCACGCCCAAGCAGCCGAGTTGCTGGTTTCCTAAAATGGACAACAGAATCGCTTCCGACAAAAGGTACGTTGATGAATCCTAGCTACCCAATTTATATCGTCTCTAAGGGGCGATGGGACACTCGGCTAACAAGCAAGGCATTGGATCAGATCAATGTCCCGCACCATATTGTTGTAGAGGCTAGTGAACGCGATCGATATGCGTCAGTTATTGATCCAAAAAAAGTGCTTGTTTTGCCACAAAAATACTTAGAGTCCTACGAGACTTGCGATGATGTGGGGGGCGGTATGAGCAAAGGCCCAGGGGCGGCGCGGAACTTTTGCTGGGATCACTCTGTCGCCCTCGGGAGTGCGCGGCATTGGGTTATGGACGACAATATCGCATCATTTCAGCGACTTAATCGCAATCTGATGGTCAAGGTTACATCTGGAACAATATTCAAAGTTGCGGAAGATTTTGTTGATCGTTACTGCAATATCGCAATTGCGGGATTCAATTATGATTTTTTTGCAAAGGCTAAGACACAAATTCCTGCGTTTGTTCTCAACACGCGCATCTACTCATGCTTGTTAATTAAAAACGATCTGTCGATTCGATGGCGTGGTAGGTATAACGAAGATACGGATCTTTCTTTAAGAGCGCTGAAAGATGGACTTTGCACTGTGCAGTTCAATGCTTTTTTGCAAGAAAAAGCCACTACTCAAACCATGAGCGGCGGAAACACAGAAGAGTTTTATGCTAAGGAAGGAACACTGCCAAAATCCCAAATGATTGCGCTAATGCACCCAGATGTTGCCGAGGTGGTATGGAAGTTTAACCGATGGCATCATCATGTGGATTACTCAAGATTTAAAAGAAATAAGTTGATTAAGGTTGATGGAACAAAGGTTTTTGAAGGAGTGAATAACTACGGGATGAAAATGGTAAAAATAAAATGAAAATGACAGAGCAACAGGTGCGTGAGCATCAATACAAGAACAAGTTTCAATGTGCATTGGATCAACCAATCAGCGTTGTTGAGCAACCGACGCTGGCTCAAGAACGCTGGCAAGCAGGTGAAGAGCGTGAGTTGAATGCCCTAGTCTGCACAGACCTGCGCCGCCGGGGCTACTATGTTCTGGTCAGCAGGACTGACAAGGAGTCAACCATTCGCCGAGGCCATCCCGATTTGACTGTGATGCACCAGGGTAAGGTGTGCTGTATCGAACTCAAGGCTGCTGGAGGCAAATTAAGTAAGCATCAAGTCGAGTGCATTGATGAGTTGAATCAGTCAGGCATTCCAACGAAGGTCTGCTGGAACTTCGATGAGGCAGTCAAATTTGCAATCCTTTCCCTACTATGAGCAAACTAATTAAAATCACCTCCCCTCGCATTGAATGCATGGCCGATTCTTTTGGCTCAAATGAGTATATAGTCAAACGAAATGGCAAGACATACCTTGTTCGCGCCCACTCGGTTACGGAGGCCCAAGAGACTGCCAGAGACTATGTCGATCTGCCAGACAATCGTCCTCCCGAACCAATGCTATGGGCAGAGTGATCCGCGAGCCAAAGCCAATTGATCCGCGCAGGCAGAACTACTGCGACTGCGGGACGCTCGCGGCGTATCAGATTGGCAACGCCAGAATCTGCGTGGGATGCTACCAGAAGGATCACTCGCTGGATCGCCGAGACAAGAGCAAGAAAACTGGCGATGGGAGAGGCTTGCCAACATACACAGTAAGCCTCCCGAAGGTGTCCAGAAATGACGCTTGATCGCTCAATTCGATACGCCCCAATCCTTTGTTTAAACTTTGGTGATTGGGATTTAACCCATCGAAACTACCGAATCGAGGCGAGGTTAATGATCGTGTTAAGTGTTGCACCACAAGGCTTTGTGGAATCTGCGGTGACTTTCAGCATGAACTAATTTGAGAAAGTTGCTGGCAAACGAAAATAAATCATTGACACCAATCTGATCTGCAAGCAGATTACTCGCCTTATGACATACCAACAATTAATAGACCGAGAGTTTCTCTCGTTGACTCCAACATTCGACGAGGTGCAGATGCATCTACTTCTGCTGTCTCAGTCAGTCCCAGCGGGCAAAATAGAACTAAGCTTAAGCGTCAGCAGAAGCTCCATTTATGTTTCGATCTTCCACGTGACCGAAGCCAGTCGGGGGCGAGTCTCTACCATCGAGTTCCGCCGAGAGCATTACTGCTTTCAGTGGATGGAATCTATTGAGGAGATTCGATGTGCCTGCGTAAATCCTCCCACTCGGATGCCAACGCAAATGGAGATTCTGGCGGAAGAATTGAAGGCGGAAAAATTGGAAGTGACTCGCCTTACCAACCTCATCAAACTTAGCGGAGGTCAAGCATTATGAACGACAAACCAGAAAAGAAGAAGAGGGGGCGCAAGCCTCGGAAGATCAAGCGTGTGGCATTAACAATCAGGGTTGAGCCGCACGTTGCCGATGCGTTCGAGACGCTCCGCCATGAGATGTCATTGAGCCAATCGGAGTTCATGGCGTGTCTAGTCAAGACGGCGCTCATCACCTCGCTGGGAGGGATGCCGTGATTGACCTGACGGGGATGACCATTCCCGCACATCTTGAGGCACTTTGGATGCGCCGCGAAGAGGTGGCAGATACGCTTCGCCACATTCAGGTTCTTAGAAAGAGCGTTGCGACTGCGTGGCAGAAAGATCCGCTCTACTTGCCAGTCAGCCTGTCTGGCATCGCTAGTAAACTTGAGGCAGTGTACCGAGACTTGCTCTGTGCAGTCCCATACGCCGTCTGCGCTTCATGCCAAGGCATCGCCGTGGCTGACTGCGTCATGTGCAAGGGGAGAGGATTCCTGTCGAAGGTGCAGTGGCAAGTCTGCGTGCCAGACGAAATGAAAGAGATTAGGAAGGCGATGCAATGCTAAGACCATACCAACAACAAGCGAGCGATTCGATCATCGCTCACTGGGAAAAGAATCAGTCTACGATGGTGGTAATGCCCACGGGCGCTGGCAAGACCGTACTGTTCGCAGACATCGTAAAGCGGCGACTTCCCGGCAGAGCTTTGGTGCTGGCACATCGGGAAGAACTGATCTTTCAGGCGAAGGACAAGATCGAGAAGTTTACTGGTCTTGATTGCGAGATTGAGATGGGCGAACTCACAGCGTCGAAAACTTTGTGGTCTACCCAGCCTGTGGTCATCGCCACAGTCCAGACACTGGTGTCGGGGAGGGTCAGACCTCGGATGGAGAAATTCAATCCATTGGACTTCTCGACCATCGTCATCGATGAGTTTCATCACGCTACTGCCAGCACGTACGTCAAGATTTTGGACTACTTCAAGACAAATCCAGACATCAAGATCCTCGGTGTGACAGCAACGCCTGATCGAACTGACGAGGAGGCGCTCGGTCAAGTGTGCGATTCGGTAGCGTTTAACTACACGATCACCGAGGCCATCAGCGATGGGTGGCTCGTTCCGATTTCCTGCCAGATGGTGAGCATCGCGGGACTAGACTTCAGCGAGGTTCGCACCACTGCCGGAGATCTGAATGGTGCTGATCTAGCGGCGATCATGGAAGCTGAGACAGTCTGCCAAGGAGTATGCTCGGCGACACTTGACATCATCGGCGATAAGCAGACTATCGTGTTCACGCCCTCGGTGAAACACGCTGAGATGGCGTGCGCTATCTTCAATCGACACAAGCAGGGAATTGCCGAGTGGGTATCGGGCAAGACCGAGAAGGAAGCTCGACGCAAGATCATGGATAATGTGGTGTCTGGAAGGACGCAGATTCTCTGCAATGTTGGCGTAGCGACCGAGGGATTCGATGCTCCTGGCGTTGAGGTGATCGTCATGGCTCGTCCAACGAAGTCACGGGCGCTTTACGCTCAGATGGCAGGAAGAGCGACTCGGCCACAAGCAGGGTTGGTCGATCAGTTCGCCACTGCCACAGAGAGGAAGCGAGCAATCTGGACTAGCAAAAAGCCCAACGCTATGCTCATTGACTTTTGTGGCAATAGCGGACGCCACAAGTTGATCAATGGACTCGATCTCCTCGGTGGAAAGTATACCGAGGCGGAGCGCAAGATCGCTAAGGAGATCATCGCCGATGGAGATGTCCACGATATTGAAGACGCTTTGGAAGATGCCCGAGACGCCATCATTGCCAAAGAGATGGCGGAGCGGGAATTGCAGAAACAACTGGAGGAAGCAAGGAAACGGAAGCTTGTAGCGAAGGCGAAGTGGACATCTTCAAACATCAATCCGTTTGATGCGTTCGATATTCGTCCTGTGCATCCATCTGTGACTCAGCGCAATCCTCTGACCAGCAAGCAGAAGGATATCCTCCGAAAGCAGGGGATCGATCCAGATAAGATGACCAACGATCAGGCAAAGCAGTTGCTCGACGAGCAGTTCCGCCGCTGGAACAAAGACCTATGCTCAGTCAAGCAATCGGCGCTGCTGAACTCACATGGCTACGATGGTGCGAACATGAAGCGAGATGATGCCAAACGAATCATTGATGCGCTGGCAAAGAATCGTTGGAAGAAGCTTCCTCCTGAACATCAGCTAAGTGTCGCTCGGAATCGTGTGACTGCGAAGCCATTAGGCAAGAACGAATGGTAGCAGACTTCAAGTGGGACAACTCACCATTGCCAACTGGTCAATGGGAGAAGGTCACTAAGGCTCACCCTTGTGGAATCTGCCACAAGGGTGACTGGTGTACCATCGGCGACAAGGGGAGATGCTGTATGCGAGCAGAGAGTGATCGACCGATGTCCAATGGCGGATGGTTTCACAAATTTGACGTGGACGCCCCTATGTATGTCCACAGACCTACGCCCCCTAAGAAACAAGAGGCTACGATGGACTTCGCGGGGATGATGAATGGATGGAGAGGTGAAGCGCCGGGGCAACGATTGACCGAGATGGCAGAAAGGTTAGGAGTGACTACCAAATCCCTCTGGCTACTCGGGGCGACATGGATTGAGAGTAAGAGTTTGATGGCGTTCCCGATGTATGACGAGACGGCATGGGGGATCGACTGCGTATGCGGGATTCGACTACGGACGATTGATGGCAAAAAGTTTGCGGTCTCAGGTTCGAAATCTGGCGTCTTTTTCCCATTCCGCGCCCAACTGCTGATTGATGCTAAACGCCTATTCATTTGTGAAGGGCCGACTGACACCGCTGCTCTGTTGTCCCTCGGTCTATTCGCAATTGGGCGAGCGTCCTGTCGCGGTGGCGTGCCGATCATTCAAGCCATTGTCGATCAGATCGCTCAAGAGGTGGTGATGGTGTGCGACAACGATGGGCCTGGGTTAGAGGGAGCGAACGAACTGATCAAGAGCATCAGCAAACCTGTGGTGAAATTGATTCCTCCAACGAAGGATATTCGGGCGTTCGTGCAGAAGGGCGCGACAAAAGCCTTGATCGAATCGATGATCAAGGACACGCTCTGGAAGCGGGGCAACCAAACATTTAAAAAATAACTGATGGAGAATCGAGAACAAGCATCACCGACTAACGCAGAACATATAGTTCTTCGCGTGCTTGTTGCGTGTGAGTACTCTGGCGTTGTTCGTGATGCCTTCTGCGCTCTTGGACACGATGCGGTGAGTTGCGATCTACTGCCAACCGATGCGCCTGGTTCACATCATATGGGAGATGTCCTTCCTTTGTTGCGTCAATCGTGGGACATCATAATTGCATTTCCTCCATGTACTTATCTTTGCTCATCGGGAATGCATTGGACTGTGCGTGGAAAACGTGATCCGCAATTAACTGAGGATGCACTGCTGTTTGTGGCTGCATTACTCAACGCTGACGCGCCCCACATCGCCTTGGAGAATCCAGTGGGGGCAATCTCAACAAGAATCCGCAAGCCTGATTGCGTGATTCATCCTTGGCAGTTCGGGCATCCAGAATCAAAAACGACTTGTCTATGGCTAAAAAATCTCCCTTCACTCATGCCGTCAAACATATTGCAAAAACCAGCAAGCGGACACTGGGAGAACCAATGTGCGAAGGGATCGCAGAACAAGTTGCCGCCAAGCCCAGATCGATGGAAGCTCCGCAGCAAGACGTATCAGGGAATCGCGGATGCAATGGCGGCGCAGTGGAGCGCATTCGCATTGTCTGCGCGGACGAACTGCCAAGATGCGAATGCTGCGAAGAACCTTGGTGTCCAACTCACGCTGAACATTATGCAGAATGCTCCTGTATTGGCCCACATAATGCCGAGGATTTTGACATCGAAATTATCGAAGAAGACAGCATCCTGTGGGGAATCAGATCAACCAAACATTTAAAAAATAACCTATGAAAAACAAAGAGTACGCAGTAATCGAACCTCAGACGCCAACGCTAAGAATCAGGAATTATGTGGTGATTCCTGTGAAGGATCAGAAGGAGATGACCGAGAATCTGCTGAACCAATTGGATCGGCAGGGTGGCTACGATGGTATCATCGTGCTGGACAATGGTAGTGGCGAGGAGACCAAAAAATATTTGGAGGAGCAGTCAATCGCCCGAGTGATTAACGCGGAAGGGGCGGGGATACATCGAATGTGGAATATGGGAGTGGAGATTGCTTTAGAGAAGGGGTCAGCCTGCAACATCACCTTCCTTAATAATGATCTGATCCTCGGCGATGACTTCATTCGGACATTGGCGACGGCACTTAGGTCAGGACATCGGTTGATGGCGATCTCGCCGAACTACGATGGGCGAGTGATTCCTTGCACCACCATCTACGACCGAATCTGTGCCAATCAGTATGATGGCAAGGGTGGCGTTCCTGGGTTCGCTTTCATGGTCAAGGGTGAATGGTTCGCCGATGGGTATCGATTTCCCGAGGAGTGTATGTGGTGGTTCGGTGATAATGACATCCTCAACACAATGCTCAAGAATGGATATTTTTGGGGGATCACCCCTAATGTCTCGGTCGATCACATTGGGGGCGGGGGTCAGACTGGCGACTGGGATGCATACATGGCAAGCCCGGTGTTCCAAGCGGACTCCGCCGCATTCTATGCCAAATGGCCAAAGGGAATTTTTGTGCCGCCACCATTTTAAGGGTATTGAATTTTGACTAAGGTGGGCGGGGTATGGCGTAACCCTTGCCCACCTAGAGCAGGGTAGGTTCACCGAGTTGCATGAGTTGCGCAGCCAACCTCGGTGAATCTGCCAAAATTACAAATGGACGCCATGTTCGGAATGTCCCGACTTTTTAAAATGGGGGCGGGGGTATGCAATGATTTTTACCATAGGTGGGCGGGGGTGCATTGCCAAGGATTCCATGAGAGGGCGGGGGTGTGGTTGCCAGTGGTTCAATTCCGCTGACCATCTATGTTCGGAATGGTAGTCCCGGCGATTAGCAAATCAAGCTCCGCCAATTCTATGAGTCACTGGGGGTGTCCCTTGTATTTGATTTTCAAACTGGAGGGCGGGGGTATGTTGCCGGACGCTTAGAATAGAGGGCGGGGGTCATGTTCGGAATGGCCCGAAATTGGAATGAGAATAATGTTCGGAATGGCAGGTTCGGGAAGCGGATCTATGTTCGGAATGGTAGGTTCTGGAAATATGGCATTTATGGAATTTATGGAAATTATAGTAATTATAGAACTTATGGAGATTATGGGAATTGCTGATAATTGTTGAACTTATGGAACTTATGGAACTTGCGAATGATTATAATGTTCGGAATGGGGCGCTCTGAATAAAAAATAATGTTCGGAATGGTAGGTTCGGAAAATCCGACTATAATTTTCATATTCTCCATATTTTCCATAATCCAATTCAGAATACAAAAAAATAGAATCGTGAATAGATTGGAATAGAATTGGGAATAGAATGGAATAGAACAAGAATAGAAGAGTATTTCACGAATAGGTGATTAAATGGAAGGGAGAAAGGCCCTGCCCTGCCCTGCCCATCGGCACGCCCTGCCCTGCCCTGCCCTGCCCATCGGCACGCCCTGCCCTGCCCTGCCCTGCCCATCGGCACGCCCTGCCCTGCCCAGCCCAGCCCAACGGCAC